AACCAGCAGTGTTACTGGTTGAACCAGTTGTGGAACCTTCACCGAGGAAATCTCTTTCCTCACGAAGGAATTTTTCTTGATTCTCCAGGAGAACTGCGGTTACCATTCTACGATGCGAATCTTTGATCGAATCGAGTCCCTGATAGTCAAGGAGTGGTGCCCACTTCTCCTGCAGATGTTCTGCGTTGAACATTTGCATTTGTTTTACCTCTTTAAAAAAGTTTTAGTTTGATTGTTATAATTTAAAAATCACTTTTTAGCAACTCTTTGGAGTGTATCGAGATATCTTGACATCGAACCAGATACTGGTTGCGAATAATCAGTTTCTTCTACGATATAATCCGAGTTGTCTCTTTGAGTACCAGCGTTTCTGGGGAAATATGATTCCCTTAACGTTACCAGCTTCTCACGATAGTCTGACTCACTATCAAACTCAACATTTTCAGCAAGAGAAGCGAGTTTATCCTTCTGAGAAAGTGCAAGACCTTCAGAGACTTCGGCAAAAATTACTTCAGTAACCGACTCAGCTAATCTTCTATTCAGAGCAACATTCTTTTCGATTTGCTCGTTGAGTTTATTCTCCATTTCATCAAGTTTTTCTACCATACTCTCAAGTACATCATATCTATCTTCAGGGATTGTTACATAATGATCTTCAAAAAGACTCTTCATTCCAGCAAGGAATGATTCGGTCATTTCAGTTTTAAGTCCTTGCTCTACTTCGAGAGCATTTTCTTGTAACCATTCTTCTGATACATACTCAAGATATGCATCAAGACGATCAGTTAATTCTTCTCTAATTGTTTCTACTTCTTCAGCAAGTTTTTGCTCATACTGATGAACAATTGCTTCTTCAATTTGCTCTGTTCTTGCATTTAAAGCAGCTTCAAAAACTGTTTTAGCTTTTACCTTGAAATCTTCGGAGAGTTCTTCACCAGAAAGAAGTGCATTTACGTCCTCTTCGATTTCTTCTTCGATTTGGGCAAATGCCTCTTTCATTGCTTTTTCTTTTTTGTCCTCTTCATCATCTTCTTCACTATCTTCATCTTCACCTTCTTCATCTTCATCTTCACCTTCTTCATCTTCACCTTTGGAAGACTTTTTCTTTGCTTCAGAAACTACTTCATCTTCATCATACTCAGCCTCATCATCGATGAGTTCTTCATCCTCATCTTCTTCGACTGATTCTTTGGCAAGAGACTTCATAGCATCTGCTGCTTTTGCACCTTTGTTTACAACATTCTTAACTTGCTTAAGAGTTGCACCAGGAGTTGAAAGTTTTGCAGAATCATCATCTGGTTTGTAGTTCTCTGGAGTTGGTCCTCCAAGATCTTCCCAACTACCAGTTTGACCATCAGGAATACCTGTGGTTAACTTGTGCATTGGTTCTGCTGCTTTTGCACCAGCATTTACAGCAGTTTTAGATTGTTTAGTGCCTGTTTCCATTTCTTGTAAATTTTTACCACGGGACATTTGATCTCTCCGATTAACCTATTGTTTAATCTGTATTTATTTATAATTTAAAGATTTGATAAAAAGTTTTGGAACAGGTCAACTTTCTGTTCGTCCAAACGTTTTTGATCTACTAGTGTGTTTATTTTTCTCTTTGCTGCTTCTGCATCTCTTTCACGGAGAATTCCACCTTCCCAACACCACTCTTTTCCTTCCATAATTCCGTTCACAAAAGCATCAGGAGCAGAAGGGTCGGCAACAATATCAGCAGCAGTCGCAAGCATAAAATCTTCACCAACAACTGAATAACCCTCGTTAGTTGGAATTAATGAACCAACACCACGAGAAGAAACTCCCAGCATCACACCTTCACCTAGAAGAGATTCCGCAATTTTTCCCATAGGAGTGGAAAGAATTTTTGCTCTTCCTTTAAAATTATCTCCAACTCTCTCTAAACAAACAATTTTATGAGAAACTCTGTCTAGATTTAAAGTTGGTCCATCTGGATGACCGAGTTCTCCAAGAGCACGACCTTTTTGAATGAAGTTTTCGTTATATCTTTTAACTTCTCTTTCGAGAGTTCTCATTTCATAAAGACGTTTGTTTCTATTTGGTTTATTTGCTTGAAGAAAAATACCTTCAATAAAAAGAGATTTGACTCCATTTTTTTCTTCGGTAATAACTTTTACCTTTTCGATTTCTTCTGTGATGAGTTTCATTGAATTAACCACCTGCGATTTGAATTTCTGTGATGTGGAGTTTTCCACTTGCTCCATAAGCAGCAACTTTTGTTACTCTTCTCAAAACACCAGTGGAAGTAGTGATTGGAGCACCTTGACTTGAAGTATTCCAAGTAAGAGTAATCACTCGATTGAATCCACCTGTTCCTGCATCATTTGTTGCGTCTACTGATGCAACTGTTGCTGCTGTTGTATTAATACCTGCTGGAACAATTCCAGTAAGTTCAACAATATCACCAGCAGAAAAATTCGAAAAAGTACCTTCTAGTAAAGTCACGACAGTTGTAGTGCCAGTAGTTACACCAACAATAGTTTGAGTAATTGCTGTTTCTTTTAAAATAAGTTCAGTTCCTGCTTTAACAAAAATACTAGCACTTGTAGTAGTACTAATCGTTGGAGTTGGAGCAACCTCAACATAAGCATCTTGTTCTGGAACAATTCTCAAAAAACCAGACCTCAAAGCAATTGGATTACTGGTTACTGCTGCACCAGTCATCGTCAATGGTGTAATTTTTTGTACTATCTTATATACCGACATTGTAATAATTGGGACAATATTAGTTATTTAGTATTTTATCTTTGCTCAATCCAAGTCATCGAACCATAAGCAACTGCACCAGTAACACCAGTATCCAAAACTGCAACTGCAAGAGTAAGAGTATCACTAATGGTTCCTATACCACTTCTACCAATTTGATATTGAGTATCCTTATCCAAACGAACACCCGTACCACTATTTCCTCCAATAATAAATCCACTATCCAAATCAATACCTGCTGTTCCAATTCCAGTAGTAGTTCTATTGTATTGTGTAAAAGCATTTTCATCAGGCATATCAACCCAAGTTCCGCCAGTCAAGTTAGCATTTCTGATAAGTTTATATGCTAAACTAATAACTGTTGCATTTTGACTTGGACTTGCTTGATATAAACTTGCTGCCTGGAAGAATGTTGGAAGAACTACACCCGTAAGTGCAGTTGGTTTCAGACGAATTGAAAGAAGTGGATAATAAGTTTGTGCTACTGGTAGAATTTTACCAGTGACTGCAGTTCCGACATTCTGTGCAATACCAGACTTATCGGTAAATCCCTCAGAAACTAAAGAATTAGAACCCTGATACAAATAATGAGGACCAGTAGAAACACCTGTAGTGTTCTTAAGTTCTAAACGAATTGGAAGAAAAGGAGTTTTACACCAAGGGTAAGGAAGTCTGTTTCCAGTATTGATTGTATGAATATTATGTACTTTTCCATTTATCTCAAAGTGAAATTTAATCTGCCCTGCACCATACCACTCATACTCCATAACAATCATTTGCTGTGCAGATGGAGAAGCAACAATACCACTTGGTCCATTACCATCTAATTTATCCCCATTCCATTCTGAACGAGTATATCTTTCTGTAATAATGCCACTAGCACCATCACTATTGATTATAACACAAGCATAATCACCACCATCATCCTCAAAATAAAAACCATCTTGCCCATCAAATAAACCAAATCTTCTACGGACACCAGATTTTGGTGGTTCTAATCTGACGGCAAAAGCAAGTTCTGCTGGTCTTCCTGGAATATATCTCATCACATTCTTGGTTTGACGAATGACTTCTGAACCTGCAGAAGAGGTCACGGACATTCCAATACCACTTATAGTGTAATCCCAGTATGCTGTTGCACCAACACTAACTCTAGTATCCCATACATCAGTCTCAATTCCATACTGAAATGTATTGAAGAAAATAGTTTCTGGAGTAGATACTTTAAGTCGTCCTTTACCTGTTACTTCTATATTTTGAAGATATGTGGGAAGAGGATTAATATCTGTGACTGTTACAATACCAGTAGAACCAAATGTTCCAAATCCTATAGATGCTGGTTGTGGAAGGGGATTATAAGACATTATACTAAGAACCAGTTAGAACCGTTGTAAAAATAAGTAAAACTTTGATGATTGATTTTCATCACAACTGAAGTATCGTTTTCGACACTTACTCCAGCACCTACCGTGACTGTGATATTATATGTAGATATTTTATTACCTTCATCTTTTACAGTAATCTTTTTACCAATAATAGGAGATATTGGTAATAGAATTGTTACGGGAACATCAGCACTCACACCAATATAATCATCAGTATTACTTGCTGCATAATAAGTGGTGATTCCAGTAACAGAAACTATTGTTGTATTTTCTGAATCACTTGGGTCAGTGAATTCTGCTCTATTTGTTGCAGAGTTCCACTGTAAATATTTTCTATTATAGGCACTTGAATTGGTTGCAATACCTACAATATCATCAAGGTATCTTAATTGAGTTTCCCCACCTCCACCTAATGTAGAAAGTTGTTGTTGAATACGAGAAAGAAAAAGTTTATAATGTTTCTGTAAATCATCAAGTGTTGCAAAGTTTTGATTGATTGGAGTTAATGGGTCATTTTGTTGCTTAACATCACTTGGTTCTGCAAGAAGACCTAAAGACTTTTCAATCAGTTCTTCTTTTGGACCCTCAAGTTCTTCCTTATATTCTTTCAAAACCTCAAGAACTTCATCCAAAGAATTTTCAATTACTTCTTCAATTACTTGTTCTTGTTTTTTTGGTGTCTCTGAATATAACCAATTCTCAAATGCCTTAACTGTTTTTTGTTCTTGTATTTTTTTCTTTTTCTTTGGAGTAATCTCCTCTTTTAGTGGAGATAAAAAAAGTTCATCAAAAGAATTTCCAACAAGGGTTTCTTTCTTTTCTTTAATAACTTTTTTTCCAGTACTTATCGTTGAAAAGAAATCATCAACAGCATCTCCTACTGCTTCATCCAATTCTTTTTTTCTTTTTTGTTTTCCTACACTTATTGCAGTAAAAAAATCAGATAAGTCCTTGGAATCTACTCCAAAGTCATCCACTTATCAATCCTCGTATTCTTGATTGTCCTCAATTTCACCAAAAAGACTTGCAGCAACTTCTGGTCTTACTACATTAATTTTTTCTGCTGATTTTGCAAAAAGAATTTCTTTAATTTTATCACTGACTTCCGCAGGAGATTCGTCAGCCAAAATCATATCCATTAAATCGTCCATAGTTATAATAGTTTTTAACTAAAAATATTTATAATTCCCCAGCAGACCCTAAATCAACACCTGCTTGTGTGTTAGTCAATCCTGGTTCTTGAGACATAGCTCCAAGTGCATTTTGGTTTTGGTCTTGTGGACCACCCATACCCATTGGATTCATCATCATTGCTGGGTCTGGAATAATTCCATCTTTAATTTCTTTCTTCATTTGTGCGTTGATTTCTTTTATCTCAGAATCAGTTTGTCCGAGAATTTCTCTTCTTACATATTCTGCTGAAAAATAACGACCAAGATATGGGTCCATTGCAGCAACAACACCCAACTTATCATTCATCAATTCATTTTTCTTTAAATCAGAAAAATGATTATCATAAACATAATCAAATTGAATATGGTCGGATAATACCTCCCAATCTTCCAGTGTTACAATATTTTTAAGAATTAATTGAGTTTTGAGTAAATCAATAAAAATTTGAGAAAATCTTTTTCTCAATCTACCAACAAAACGAGTAAATTTAAGTTCATCTCTTAAAATTTCTGATGAACGTCCAAGATTAAATCCACCTTCTGCTGCAAGTCTTGTTGGTGGAACACCTAAAGAATCATAAAGTTTCTTTTGGAAATATTCAATATCAGCAAGTTCTCCAAGATTTTGCCCACCAGGTAGGGTTGTAATTTCTGTTCCTCTACCACCTTCTCTTCTTGGCAACCAAAAATCCTCAAGCATTGCCATATATTTACGATCATCACGAATTTCACCAGTATTTGCATCATAAACAAGTTTGTTTCTGTAACGATTCATCACATCTCTAAGATATTGCTCTGCTTTAATCTTAGGTAAATTGCCCACATCAATATAGAAAATTCTTCTTTCTGGAGCACGAGACAATCTATAAATTACAAGACTGTCTTCAATCATTCTTAACTGATTGAGTGCCTTGATTGCTTTGTGGAGAAATGAAAGAACTGTTTGCTTATTTCTATCTACAAGACCAGAAGTAACATATACAATCGCATCCTTTGCAATTTTTACGTTGTTTACATCTGATACTCGATATGTAGCATTTTGTGATGACCCAACATTTGGGTCATACATATAAAATTCTTCTACTTCTTGATTACTAAAATCAACTTGGTTTTTTCCATTTACAATATTTCTATATTGAGCACCAAAAGCATCTTTATTGTCCTTTTTTAATTTTCTTACATATTTAATTTTCAATGCATCAATGTATCTTACTTCTTTAATCCCATCAGAGGGGTTGTTAAAATCAATTACTTTATGGTAATAAATTCTTCCATCAATATACCAATTTCTAAAAATCTCATGGCACTTCTTATCGAAGTCCATAATTTCCTTAATGTACTTAAATTCTTCTCGGATGATATCTTTTAATTTATCAGAAGCAGGAAGATTTGAAAGATCTATTTCTACAGGAGAATCATTTAAGTCTGATACAATTGCTTCATTTACAACATCCTCAATAGCACTATCGCATTCTGGATGCAAAGACATCTCACGATATCTTCGAATTAAATCTGCTTCAGTTTTATAAACACCTTCAATATCTACATATTGACCGTAGAAACCACTCGAAATATAAAAGTCTGATTTGTCTTCATCATTACGAGGAATGGGAGAAACAATCTTTGTAGACTGCTTCTCCCTACTATCTTCAAATTTAAAACCAAACAATTTTGCCATAGTAACGTTGTTGTCCTTATTCTACTATTTATCAGTAGTCTGTAGTGACTGAATTTGCGTCAAATCTTTCTTGAGTTCCAGAACCAAGTAAGCTATTTCCATTAGTATCAAGAGCATCCCACCATTGAACTTGAAGATCTACTGTAAATTCTTCAATAGTATCTGCCTGATCGTATGAAAGGTCAATTGCACTAATAGCAGTTGGGAATGTACCATAAAATGAATAAGTCTTGAGAATATTCATCTTATCATTAGATGACATATTGACATCAACTCCAGCTTTGCCGAGTTGATAAACCTTCATATCCTTCTGATAATTAACAGGATTTAGTTCTCCTGAATTATCTTCGTGCTTATTCATATAGTTCATCCATCTCTCAAAAGCATTTCTAACTTTAAAGTCAACATCATTAATAACTGTAATCGTCCAAGGATCAAATGTTCTATCACCTGCAATTTTCAAGTTTCTTCCTCTAAAAGGAATATCAATTACGTTGATTGTTGAAGCAGGCAATTGAGCTGCTTTAATTAAAAATCTAGTTTTTTCTGATAGTGCATTTGCATCATCACCATTACCAGAAAAAGCAGCAGTTGGAAAATTAATCTCACATTCAAAGAGGTTAGGTCTTGCTCCACCTCCAGAAATTCTATTCTTGAAGTCATTTAGAGTTCTTACACTTGGTGAAATGCCACCACCAGTTACGTTATTTGCCATTGTTTTTTACCTCGTTAATTAAACAGTACCGATAATTTCTTCAAAGCTGACTCCTGTGCGAGTAGCAACAAAAGTCAATCCAATAAAGTTGATTGATCTTGCAGGTTTGATATAAATATCAGCCTTGAATTGATTTGAATCAATAATATCTGGAGTGTTGTTTGACTCATCACAGACAACAACAAAATCAGTGATACCTCTTTTTGACTTCACATCACGGAGATAAGGATCAACGATATTAATAAAGTTTGCTCTAGTGATTGTATCATTAAACTCAAAGAGTTGTGCTCTTGC